TCCTGGCCGCACGGCGTCGCATGAAGTAGAGGTTCTATGCCGGTTGCAGCCATCCCCCTCAACGCAGAAGCGGTCGCGAACGCCAAGGCGTACCCCGACCGCTTTGTCCAGGCGTGCCGTATCGTCAAGGAGTCGGAGGAGAAGAACTCCTCCGGCGCCATGGACCAGATCGGCCTCCTCACCCTCCAGCCCCAGCAGGCCCAGGCCCTGGCGGCTGTGATCCACCACCGCTGGGTGATGGTGAGCAAGTACCGGCAGGCGAAGATCTCCACCGTGATGGCGCTCTGGTTGCTCGGCCAGATCCAGTACAACCGAGGTCTCCAGGGCGTGTTCATCGCCGAGCGGTACGAGACGGCGGAGACGGTCTGGAACCGCGCCACGTACGCCTACGAGAACCTGCCGGCCGAGATCCGCATCCCGTTGAAGGGCGGGACCACCGCTGGTAAGCGAGAACTTCGCTTCACCCACAACGGTGCGGTGCGCGTCGTGACCGGCGGCGGCAAGGCGCCCGCCATCGGGAACTCGCCCGACGTGATGGTCGTGACCGAGTACCCCGACGTGCCGGATCCCGAGAACTTCAACCAGCACGTCTTCCCCACCGTGAACAAGCGGCCGAACGCGCGCGTCGTGTTCGAGCACACGCCCGGCCTGTTCGGCACCATCCCGCATACGATGTGGTTGAAGGCGCTCGACGGCAAGAGCCGCTTCCATCCTGTGTTCTTGAAGTGGTGGCTGGACCCGTCCGTGGTGCCGATCGACGACGACGGCAACCGGGTGGACTGCTCGACGCTCGTGCCCACTAACGAAGAACTTGCCATCATCGAGCAGCTCCCCGGCGTGACCAAGGCCGGGCTCATGTTCCGTCGTCTTGCGTTGGACACGGAGTTCGCCGGGGACGTGGACCTGTTCCGGCATAAGTACCCGTTCGACGCCTATGACGGCTGGGTGCTCACCACCAACCCCGCGATCCCCCAGGACGCCGTGCGCTGGCTCCTGCCGATGAGCGTGGTGGTGCGGGACGACGAGGAGAAGTTCTTCGAGGACCCCGAGGAAGACGAGGATGTACCGTACATGATCACCGCCGACCCGGCTGGGTTTGGCGACACGGGGGACCCCTCGGCGTTGACGGTGTGGAACTGCTGGGACAAGCGGGAGGTCGCCTGCTGGGCGGGCCGCGAGGACCCCGGCCTGTTCGCTGACCGCATCTGGCGCTTCCAGAAGCGGTACGGGGTGGCGCGTACGCGGGTGGTCGTAGAGTCCAACAAGGGGGAGTGCGCGGCGATCCTGCGCGACCGTGGGTGCCAGAACATGCACCACACGAACGACATGCACCCCGGCTTCTACACGACGCACCAGACGAAGGTGGACGGGCGCACCGCGCTGGTGGAGCTTCTGCGCCAGGGGGAGCTGAACGTCCGCACCCGCGCGACCCTGCACCAGATCCTCCAGTGGGACGGAGAAGGCAGGAAGAAGCGGAGCAAGACGGCGGAGGGGACGCATCATTTCGACCGCGCCATGACGTGCAGTATCGCGGCGTACATGTTTCGGAAGCAGAACTTTGGGATGCGACCCGCGCCGCGTCGCCTCCACCGTGGTATGAGTGTGGCGTACCTCGATCACCTCTTTCCGCCGAAGCGCAAGAAGAAGGTTCTCGGGATCGCTACTGGATGAGGGTGGATGCGCACATCGCAGTACAGCACCACGATCGAGAAGCACCAGAAGGCTTTCGAGTCAGGGGACAAGGTTCTCTGGGACCAACTATTGCGGTACTACCAGGGGAAGTTCTACACCGAGGAGACCGGCGCGTCCGAGTCCGAGATGTTGACTACCTCGGTGAACCTCACCTTCGCCATCACGGAAACGGCGCTTTCCACCTTGATTCCCGCCAACCCAGCCGTGACGGCGCTCGCGCGCTCCAGCGTGGACGAGGACCGAATCAGGGCGGCCGAGGCGTTCGTCAACCTCGCGCTCGACAACAGCGGCTACCGCGACGAGATGGAGCTGTTCGTCCAGGACGCCGTGATCTACGGGCGCGGGATCACGAAGACCTCCTGGTCCGTCCGTGATGATCTCCCCGTGGTGCGCGCCTGCGACCCGCGCAGCGTGTGGTTCGACCTCACGACGCGCCGCACCGGCGACATCCGCTACTGGATCGAGGCCACCGTCCTTGGCGAAGACGAGTTCAAGCAGCGGTGCGCGAACATGGACTACGCCTCGTGGGCGAACGAGGCCGAGGCCGACACCTACCCGAAGTGGATGATCGCCGACACGGGCGACGTATACAACAGGGACGAGCTGCGGAACTATCAACAGTGGGTGACGGTATACGAGGTCTACGACCTCGAAGCGAACCGCGTTGTCCACATGCTGGCCGGGCAGAAGGAGCCCGTCATGGAGGACAAGCTCGTCTACTGCCCGTACGACCTCCTGACGCTCAACCGCAACGGGAAGGACTGCCGGGGCCTCTCCGAGATCGCCCTCATCTCGCCGAATCAGGAGGAGGTGAACAACCTGCTCACCTACTGGCTCAACATCGTGCGCTCGTGCGTCCCGAAGGGGATGTTCGATCCGGCGTCGGTGGACAGCAACCAGCTCTCCGAGGCGGTCCAGGCCGGGCTCGGTACGTGGTCTCCCGTCGGCACCAAGGGCACCAAGACGCTCGCGGAGAGCATCGGCACCTTCCCCATGCCCCAGGTGCCGCCCGAGGCCCTGGCGCTGCTGGAGAAGGTCTGGAACAACATCACGATCGTGTCCGCCCTGGCGGAGGCGCAGCGCGGGCAGGTGACGGGGGCGCGCACCGCCACCGAGCTGGCCCTCATCGAGGGGCAACTTCGCAACCGGTTGAAGAGCCGACAGACGAAGATCGACCGGGTAACCGCCTCCGTGGCGGAGAAGATGCTCCTGCTCATGCAGAAGTACAAGACGACGGACGAAGTTCTTCGTCTGACCGGGCGCGATGGCTGGACGCCGGTGCGGCCGGGCACGTTGCGCGGGATCCGCGCTGCGTTCGACGTGGTGCCGTACTCCCCGATGGAGTCGAACCGGGCGGTGGTCCAGGAGCAGTTCAAGGAGCTTCTCCAGTTCCTCGGCTCGAACCCCAACGTGGACCAGAAGCAGCTTCTCCGCGCGACGATCGACATCTTCGACAACCCGGCGTTGCGCCGGTACAACATCATCAAGGAAGCGGACGCGACGGTCCCGAACGCAGGCACCCCCGAGGCGCCTACGGGGGACATGCCGCCGTCCGATCCTGCCGCTATGCAGGCCGCTGCCGGCATGGTGCCCTCGGACGCGCCGCTCCCGCCCACGATGCAGAAGGTGGCCGACCTCCAGGCCAGCGCCGCTGCCCCGAACTCACCCGTCATCTCCGGCCCCGGCGTCCCTGTCGGGGTCGAACTCCCGCCGTCGTAGGGGAACAGCACCCATGCCGAAGCTCGTGGACCTCATCTGCCCCGACAAACACTTCGAGTCCGACGTGTTCCTGCCCCACATCGACGCGGCGCACACCCCCTGCCCCGTCCTCGTGAAGGCACCGGGGCGGTGGGCGGGGCTGGTGGCGTGTGGCAAGCCCCGCACCGTCTCCTACATCAGTGGAGAGAGCGCGGCGGTCAAGCTCTTCACGCCGTTCTACCACGATGGCGTCGGGATGATCAACGACCAGGGCGAGTGGGACCGGCTGCGCAACAAGCTGGCGAAGGTCCACGGCTGTAGCCCGGATGCCTTCGTCATGGCGCGGGACTCGAAGACCGAGGCGCGCACCCTGGCGGACGAACATCGTCACCGGGCATACGTTCGGAACAAGAAGAACGGTCTCGACTCCGCACGGGTGAACGAGATCAAGGATACATCGCGCAGGTACGGCTTCAACCCACACAGCGGCAAGGTCGCCAAGCGCCGCCCCACGAAGGTCCCATGAACGAGAACCCGTTTGCAAAGAAGTCCGGCACCGAGGGTGCTGCCGAGCCCGGCAAGGTGGACGCCGCCGTCGCCGATCTGTCGGGGCAGGTGGAAGCCACGCTCGACGCCGCCGAGAAGGCAGGCTCGCTCAAACCGCTCCAGGAACTGATCGACGATCAGGGCCTGGACTGTACCGCGCGCGAGCTGTTCAAGTACGCGCAGGACGACCCGGCTACCCACGGCAAGAAGCCCGAGGAGCTGGCCGCCATGCTCGCCGAGGACGACGGGCTGGTGTCCGACCTCCTCGCGTTGAAGGACAAGGGCGGCCGGGCGGCCGAGTCCTCCGGCG